CCGACGACGGCAAGATTTACCAGTGGCAGCTCGACAATTCTACGCCAGCCGCCGTCTTGTCAAACGCGCCAGTAGACTGCTCCGCAATGATGGTAACGGAAGAGCGCTTTGTGTTTGCGCTGGGTGCTGGAGGAAACCCCAGAAACGTATCATGGTCAGACCGGGAAGATAACAACACATGGACACCCGCAGCGACAAACGAAGCTGGTGACATAGAAATCCAAACAAACGGTGTAATACTGAAGGGTCTCCGCACACGCGGTCAGGCGCTGATACTTACCGATCAAGACGCCCACACAGCAACATATAGCGGCCCGCCATTTGTGTATGGTTTTCAAAGAGTTGGAACATCCTGCGGTTTAATTGCTGCAAACGCTGCCGCGTCAATAGATCAGGGCGTTATCTGGATGGGGCAGCGCTCGTTCTTCACTTACAGCGGCGGCGCGGTTCAAGCGCTGCAATGCGATGTCGCCGATTATGTGTTTAGTGACATAAACAGCGACCAGAAGTCCAAAGTACACGCCGTGGTCAACAGCCGCTTCAACGAAATTTGGTGGTTTTACCCCAGCGGATCAAGCATCGAGTGCGATAGGTATGTCGCGTATGACTACGCAGAAAACGTATGGATGACAGGCACTATTGACAGAACTGCCGGTGTGGATCGCGGCGTATTCCGCCAACCTCTTTGGATTTCTGCGGAAGGAATTCTATACGAGCAGGAAATAGGATTTAGTTACAGCGGAGTTTCGCCATTCGCAGAAACAGGGCCAATCTTGCTTGGAGCCGGGGATCAAGTGATGAGTGTGAAGGGTTTAATACCTGACGAAAAAACACTCGGGGATGTCAGTGCTTCTTTCAAAACTCGCTTTTACCCAACGGGCGAGGAAAAGACGCACGGCCCTTACAGCATGGAAAACCCAACGAGCCTAAGATTTACGGGCCGACAGGTGAGAATGCGCGTCACGGGAGACGCCTCCTCAAGCTGGCGTGTCGGCATTATGCGGCTTGACGCGGTAGCTGGCGGTCGCAGATGAGCAGAATTGTTCCACCCCTCGCGCCAGACATTCGGCAATGGGCTGAGAATTTGCGCATCTATCTTAGCCGCGCTTTAGACCAGATGAGCTTCAAGGAGACCTATTCGTCTGCATCCGAAAATGGCGTTTTGCTGTGGGATAACGTGAACGGCTACCCGGTGGTCAGCAAAAATGGCGAGTGGCGGCAGATCATTCTTGAGGATGGCCATGCTGACTTTATTATTACGTCGGACGTTACCGCAGCATCTGCAAACACGGCGTACAAACTAACCTACGATGCAATGTCACACAATCACGGCATTACTCTCGGCACTCCCGCATCACGAATTGTCTTTGAGGAAGCTGGGCAATACGTTCTTTCGTTCTCTGCGCAAGTTTCGTCCAGCTCCGGCAGTACTGTCCACTTCTACTTCTGGCCCAGTATTAACGGAACCAACGTGGATGACAGCGCAATGGCGGCGGCCTTACATCAAAACAACGCAACGCTGGTTACATCTAGGACTCAGGTGTTTACTTTTGCAGCTGGGGATTACCTTGAGGTCAACTTCATGGTTGATAGCACAAGCGGCTTTTTAAACCACACAGCGGCGGTTTCGCCTCGGCCAGCCTTGCCCGCCTCAACACTGTCAATTACGAGGTTGCATGGATAAAGAGCTAGTCAGATGTAAGCCTTGGATTGAGGCAGCTTTAAGCTACAGCGGCGGTACGCATGACTTTGACGATATAGTCTTTGGGCTGCAAAAAGGTACGTTGCAACTGTGGCCTACGCCAAGGGGGTGCATAGTAACTGAAATAGTGGTATATCCGAAGAAACGCGTGTTGAACGTATTTCTAGGTGGCGGCGAATTGGACCAGATTTTAGATATGCACGATGATGTGATAGAATGGGGCAAGGCTCAAGGTTGCAGCGCTCTAACAATGTCTGGCCGATATGGCTGGAAAAAACCATTAAAGGCGCACGGGTGGGAAGCTCAGCACGCCTCATATGTTAAGGAGTTTGATTAATGTCAGGCGGAAAAGGTGGATCAACTTCCTCAACGGTAACAATACCACAGTACATTGAGGATGCGGCAAAGGCTAACTTGGCCAAGGCCGATGAAATTTCGACAATCGGCTACACGCCATATTACGGTCCAGACGTTGCTGCGTTTACCCCGATGCAGCAAGCGGGCTTTCAGAACACAGCCGGGATGGCTGATGCGTTTGGTCTAGCTGGCGGCGGAACTGGCATGGAGGGTATGCCCATGCCGACCACATACGCTGGTGGGTTTCAAGGCTATTCTTCTGCGCCAATGTTTGAGCAATCTATGGCTGAACTTGAGGCTCGCCGCCCCGGTCAGTACGAAGCGCTCAACGCTCCGTTCATTGACCCTGTAACTGGTGCGCAACCTGCGGCCCCATACGGAACTGGCGGGGCTGATGCGCGCGACTTTGGCATTAAAAGTATATTTTCTGGCTCAGACAACACTGGCGCTAAAACTGTGGATGAACAAATGGCAATGTTCCCAGCGGCGACGGGCGCAGACACAGGGGCGATGACCGTGGATCAGCAGAATGCCTTTTTTGGTATTTCTCCATCTGGCACAATATCCGCTGCCCTTCCTGGCGGCGTAAATGACCGCAACCTGGGTCGCCCCGTAAATCAATTCACTGCAGGGGCAACTGACACTAATCGTCAGTCCGGCGACCCAACAAGCAGCCGTCTCCCGGTTGGTAGGTCGGCGCATTCGCAATACGACCCTAACACAAAATCGCTTACTTTGCCTAACGGCGGCGGCGGCGGCGGGACAGACAGCGCAGGCCGAGACTCTAGCAGTTGCGTAGTAGCAACGCACGCAGTTAACTCAGGTGCATTTTCCCCAGCCACCAAGCGCGAAGCCGTTGTGTGGTGCATGAAAGCTCTGCACGGCAAGTGGTGGGGCGAGGCTGTACGGCGCGGCTATCGCTACTGCGGGAATAAAAAAATTAAGCAAGGCAAGGCGCGTGAACATTACGGCGAGTTCCGCCGCTACGTTGACTTTGCTAGTGGCAAAAAGCGCACATTGCGTGGCGCATTTACGTTTACATTCCGAACTGCACAGTTTTTTGCAGTCGGCTTAATTAAGAGGGACGCATAAGATGGGTAGTTCAGCAGCGGGAAGTCCAAATGCTCTCACAATGGGTCCAGCGGTTATGCCGAAAGGATTTGGTTCTGGACCCGGCAAGGGGTCTGGGGCTGGTGGTGGAAGGCCAGCCACGCCGACCCTGTCAACCAACGGCGAGGGCCAATTTGGCCCCAGCGGCTACGCGCCACTTCCGCAGCCGGGCGGTTTCAACGTCAACCAAGCGGCAGCAGGCGGGCTGCAAAGCGCCATGCAGGGTACGCAGGCAGCAATGCGTTATCAACCCATGGCAGTTAGGCCCACTGATTATACAGCGGCCCAGGCGGGAAGCCAGGGTTACGACGCAGCTCAGGCAGGAAGCCGAGGCTATGATGCAGCTCAAGCCGCTCAACAAGCTGCCTTAGCTGCCGATCAAGTACGCGCAGGGCAAATTGCTGGCACCAACCTTGGCGCATACACAAACCCATATGAAAGCCAAGTCGTTCAGCAGTCTTTAGGCGACCTTGAGCGCAGCCGCTTAATGCAGCAAAACCAGCTTGGCGCTCAGGCGTCCGCTGCTGGAGCTTTTGGCGGATCACGCCAAGGAATTGCTGAGGCAGAAACAAATCGTGCATTTGCGGATCAAGCAGCCCGTACAGCTTCCGGCTTGCGTCAATCTGGATACCAGCAAGCGCAGCAGCTTGCCGGGCAAGATATTGCCACTCGAATGCAAGCGGCGCTGGCCAATCAAGGCGCAAATTTACAAGCCGGGACCACAACCGCACAACTTGGGCAGCAAGTGAACTTAGCCAACCAAGCCGCTCTTAATCAGGCTGGGCAATTTGGCGCGGCAGCGGCTAACCAAGCTGAGTTGGCAAACCAAGCCGCCATTAACCAAGCTAGGCAATTTAGTGCGGCGGCGGCTAACCAAGCAGCGCTTGGGAATCAATCAGCACTAAACCAGCAGCGCCAATTTGGTGCAACGCAGGGCATGACAGCTCAACAGCTAAATCAAGGCGCAGGCTTGCAGGGCGCTCAATTCCGTTTAGGTGCCGCTCAACAAATGGGCGGTTTAGGGCAGCAAGCATTTAACACGTCTCAGGCCATTCAGCAGCAACAGATGCAGCAGGGCTTGATGCAGCAGGGATTGCAGCAGCAGCTCATTGACGCAGCTCGCGGACAATATGCGGGCTATACTGGCGCGCCACAGCAATCACTCGGATTGCCACTTGCCGCGCTTGGTGCAACTCCGGTTCCTCAGACTACCACGCAAACGCAAAAGCCCGGCTTGTTTAATTACTTGCAGCTCGGCGCTCAAGCAATGTGCTGGGTGGCCCGTGAGGTTTACGGAGAGGACGATCCGAAGTGGCTTCAATTCCGCGAGTGGGTTATCGGTTACTCACCAAATTGGTTCTACAAAGCGTACAGCAAATATGGCGAAAAAGTGGCAAATGTTGTGGCAAAAGTGCCAGCTCTTAAACTTGTCATTCGCCCGTTTATGGACGCTAAGCGCAAGGCAATGGGGTATAAGTAAATGGTTATGAATCCGCAGCAGCCAAGTCAACCGCGTGGCGGTCTCCTCGGCTTATTTGATAAAGCCATGAAGGTTGATGACGACACTGGTCTTAGCCCGTTGCAAAACTTTGCTGCGGCGCTTGACCCGTTGATCTTGAAAGACTTGCGTGGCGGAGAGGGCATACGTCAGCAGGGCGTGCAGCGTGCGGCGAGCATGTCGAAAAACAAAACTGTTGACATGCTCCGCGCTCAAGGTCGGAATGACTTAGCCGATGCTGTGATGAACCGCACAATTGGCGCTAAAGAAGCATTTAGCGTTTTGCAGAACGAAAAGGCTGCTGATCTGGCGTTTAAGCGGCAGAAAGATTTGGCTGCGTTTAGTGCTGGGCTTAAAGCTCCAAAAGATAATCGCACGGCTCAAATTAAAAACTACGAATACTTTTTGGCGCAAGGTAAAACTCCAGACCAAGCCGCTGCTCTAGCAAAAACTGGTGATGTGTTTAATCTTGGCGGAGAGAAGCCAAACGCGTTTCAGCTTGCTCAGGCTAAAAAACAAGCTGACACTTATGCTTCGTATTCTGAAGGGGCAATGGCGGCTCAAGATGCTCTGGGCAACCTTTCCATTATGGAGCAGCTTGCTTCGCAGCCGGGCTTTTATTCCGGCTCAATGGCAGAGCGGGTTTTGCAGGTTAAGAAAGCGGCTGTCGCAATGGGCGCTGACCCAGATTTAGTTAAAGACGAGGAGTCTTTTAACGCTATTGCTAAAAAGACAGCGCTGGACGTTATGGGTGGGTCCCTTGGCGTTGGCTTCTCAAACGCCGACCGAGACTTTGTTACATCTATGGTTCCGGGTCTTGAAAATACACAAGCGGGCAACGCTTCAATCATTGATATTCAAAGAAAAATTCAAAAAAGAAGAATTGATCTAGCTGTACTGTCGGATCAATATATTGAGCAAAACGGCAACCTATCAGGCTTTACAAAATTTGTAAGGGATTGGGCGGAGGAGAACCCGCTATTTCCTAAAGCTCAAGCCGCACCGGGAATAAGCTCAAACGCCATGCAATTTATGAAACAATAAGGATATATCATGGCAGAATATACCGTAGAGGACTACCGAGCCGCCGCAAAGAGGGCATACGACGCTGGAAACATCGAAGCCGCTGAGGAGCTGGCTCAAGCGGGAATGGCACTTCAAGGCTCTATGCAAGCGGAGCCAGAGGGCGAGATAGACACGTTTGGCGAATACGCTGGAGATGTGGCTGGCGCAGCAGCGGCGGGCTTAGGACGCGGCGCTATTGGTACGCTTGAATTGCCTGAGATGGCTGGCCGATTGCTTTTGCGCGGCGGGCAAGAGGCTCTCCAGGCAGCTGGGTTTGACGTTGGTGAAGACTTGCCAATATTAGACACTAAAACTGGAAGAGTTTTAAGGTCTGGGGTAGAGGCGGTCGGCCTTGGTGACGAGCTTGATTATCGCGGCCAAACTACTGCTGGCAAGTTTGCAGGCACAATCGCTGAATTTGCGGGTGGCGCAGGGGCTTTGGGGGCTGCCGGGACTGGCGCGAAGCTCGCAGGTAAAGCCGCACAGCGTTTATCTGGTGTGGCTCCGGCAGTGGGTCGCGCTGCGCCAAGTTTGTCTGGCGCTGGCTCTTCCTTGCAGAAGGCGGGCCTCTCAGCTCCAGCGCAAGCAACAGCAGTTGTTGCTGGAGCGGGTAGCGAGGCCGCTGGCCAAGCGCTTGAGGGAAGTCCCTTAGAGCCAGTTGCAAGAGTAATTGGGGCTTTAGCAGCGCCCACCGCAACAGCTCGCAGCTTTAATTTAGTGGCAAAACCTTATGATAAATGGATCAAGCCATCTCAAATTATGAAAGAAGTTAAAACTGGAAATGAAGTTGTAGATGCTACATTAAGTAGAGCTATATCAAAGCCATCCTCAGAAACTCAGTACGCGTTTAAGAACACGGCATACAGAGAGGCCGATAAGGTGGGAGACGTTTTTACTGAGGCCGACGTTATTGGACTTTACGCACAATCAGACGATAAACTTAAATCTGGATTTGCAGGTCGCAAATATGACGTTAGGGGCGACGGCCACATTCAAGAGGCTATGGAGGTGCTGGAAAAGTACACTAAAGGAAATTCCACGCTTATGAATATTGACGATATGCGCCAACAAGTTAGAGCAAAGTACGCTAAAGGGATTGATGGGCGAAAGCCATATGATCCAAGAATAAAAGCAATATTAGATGATATTGACGAACTTATAGAAACAAAGGCTCAAGGCTCTTCACTTCTTAATGCCGCACGTTTAGGCCACATTAGGACCAAAAAACTTGAGCTTTTAGAGGATGCTTTAGGAGCTGCCGACAAAGAGGTAAAGGCTGGAGCCAGTATTGTTACGCGATACAAATCCGCAATAAAAAAGCTCGCGGCCAGCAAGAAAGATAAATCCTACTTTACGGCAGATGAGATTGCCGCAATGGAGGGCATTCTTGAGGGCAGCCTAGATGATAAGGTTTTGAGGCAGTTTGGAAAGTTGTCTCCGTTAAACGGCGTTAACCTTATGACAGTTATTTCTAATTTAGGTATGGGTTCAGCGTATGTTGCTGGAGTTCCATACGCTATACCTGCCTTAGCGGGCGCAATAATTGCAAAGCCTATTTCGGAAGCAATGATAAAAAGTCAAGTTCAAGAGCTAAATAGGTTTTTGGCAACGGGATCAGCCCCAACTAAGTTTAAGCCGCAAATGACCACTAGAACACTAGGACTTGCACCGCAACTTCCGCAGGAGCTACAATAATGGAACTTAAACCAAAATCACGCAGCGAAATTGAGGGCATTGTCCAGGACGCAATCTCGGATGCGGTGGACTTTGTTGAGGGCGAGATTAGTGAAGATCGCATCAAAGCTCAGCGCTACTACGACGGCGAATGCAATTTGGGTTACGAAGAGGGCCGCAGCAAAGTTGTAGCCACAAAGGTACGGGATACTGTACGTTCCGTAAAGCCAAGTCTGATGCGCATATTCCTCAGCACATCTAAGCCCGTTGAGTTTGTTCCGCAGGGTCCAGAAGACGTGGCAATGGCCGAGCAAGCCACGGAGTTTATGCACCATGAGTTTACCCGGTTGAACGGGTATCGCGTTATGAATGACGCCTTCCAAGATGCGCTGGTAAAAAAGCAAGGTATCGTGAAGGCATACTGGATGACATATCCAGAGGCCGAGATTTACACGTTCACCGACCTATCTGACGATGAGTACACATATCTCATTCAAGACGATAGCGTGACTGTGCTTGAGCATACTGCCGAAGTGTCGATTGAGATTGACCCGATGGGCATGGAAATCGAGCTACCTATTCACAGCGTTAAGCTCAGCCGCCAGAAGGAAATGGGCGAGCTGTGCATTGAGAGCGTGCCGCCGGAAGAGTTTTTCATTAACCGTGACGCCCGTAGCCTCACAGACGCTTACGTTGTAGCCCACCGCACAGATATGCGCGCAGGCGACTTGATTGCGATGGGCTTTGACCCAGACGTGGTACTTAACTTGGACAGCTTTGAAAGCGGGTCAGACATGACCGAAGCTGAAATGTACGAGCGCCGTGGCTATGACATGGATACGTCCGATGAGGATGAGCAAGACCCGTCCATGCGCAATGTTGCAGTGACAGAGGCGTATATGCGCATTGACGTTGATGGAACTGGTATCCCGGTTTTGCACAAGATTATATGCGGCGGCACATCATACGAAATGCTTGACTTTGAGCCATGCGATGAGCTGCCGTTTGCTAAGTTTGAGGTGGACCCAGAGCCACACACATTCTATGGCCGCTCACTGGCCGAGATTGTTATGGATGACCAGGACGCAGCCACGTCTGTGCTGCGCTCAATCCTTGACAACGTGGCGATGACAAACAACCCACGCCTCGGCATTGTTGAGGGTGCAGTCAACATTGACGATGTACTCAACAACGAAATCGGCGCAATCGTGCGTATGCGCGCTCCTGGCTCAGTCCAAGAATTATCTGTACCATTTACTGCCGGGCAGACACTTGGCGCGCTGACATACCTAGATGGCCTCGTAGAGAGCAAGACGGGCGTGTCACGGGCCTCAATGGGCCTAGACCCTGATGCAATGCAGTCAACTACAAAGGCCGCTGTGCAGGCCACTGTGCAGGCCGCAGCGGGTCAGGTTGAGGTTATGGTGCGCAACCTTGCTGACGGTATGCGCGACTTGTTTGGCATTATGCTGCGCCTGATGAGCAAGAATGTTGACGAAGAGCAAATGATGCGGATGAACGGCATGTTTGTGCCAGTTGACCCGCGCGTCTGGGATCAGTCAATGGACGTGAGCATAAATGTGGGCTTAGGCACTGGCCGTGAGGAAGAGAAGGCAATGGCGCTCAACCAAGCTCTGCAAATGCAGACGATGGTTTACCAGAACTACGGCCCGATGAACGGCCTAGTTAGCTTGACCAACATTCGCAACACACTGGCCGACCAGCTGGCGGTTACGGGCATAAGAAACGCTGACCGCTATTTTGCGCCAATGACGCAAGAGATTGAGCAACAAATGTTGCAGATGCAGCAACAAGCTCAGGCTCAACAAGGTCAGGCGGCTGATCCAAACGCTGCGTTCTTGCAGGCTGAGCAAATGAAAGCGCAAACAAAGGCTCAGACCGACATGGCTAAGCTGCAACTTGAAATGCAGAAAGCAGCGGCCAATGACGATCTCAAGCGAGATCAAATGGCGCAAGACTTGATGGTGGACGCGGCAAAGATTTATGGCGAATACGGCACAGCCGTTGACGTGGCCCGCGTGAAGGCTGAGCAAGATAAGATGCGCATGATTGGCGGCATGGCACAAGGGACACCGCAACAATGACAACAGAAATACGCATAGAGGCCGATGAGGCACGTCGATTGAAAAACGACACTGCATTTAAGCAGTTTATGCAGGGTGTGCGCGAAAACCAAATGCAGGTTTTCGCAAGCAGTGGGGTAGCTGACGTGGCTGCCCGTGAAGAGGCGCACGCGATAATTCGTGCGCTTAACCAGATCGAAGTGACACTTGACGCTGCGCTTGCAGCAGAGACACTTTTGGATCGCAAACAAAGGAAGTAGTACCGATGGAATCGACTACCCTAGAACAAGCCGCAGAAAGCCTGCTGGCACCCTCAGAGGAAACTTCTGAGGCCAATAATTTTGACGAAGCTGTGGACGCAATGATTGAGCCTGATGACGATCAGACTGAAGAGGTTGAGGTCGCAGCCGACGAACAAGATGACGTTGAAGCATCCAGCGAAACCCAAGACGATGATCTTGGTGATGTAGAAATTGACGATGATGACCTAGTAGAAGCACCAGCTGAAGACACCAATGTTTTCTCCGTTAAAGTTGACGGCAAGGAAGAACAATGGACACTGGATCAGTTAAAGCAATCTGCTGCGGGACAAGCGGCAATTAATAAACGGTTCCAAGAAGCTGCCGAGGCGCGAAAGCAAATCGAACAGCAGGCAGCCGTATTGCAACAGCAGCAACAGCAAGTCGCTGCTTTGTATCAGCAAGCACAAAATGGTGGACTGCAAGCTCCGACCCCGCCAACACGCGAGACCTTCGAAAGTGACCCAATCGGGTACATGGAAGAAAAGCTCAAGTATGACGAGGCCAAGGCACAGTACGACCAAAATATGTTCCAGATGCAGACTATGCAGCAGCAAAACATGCAAGCTCAGCAAGAGGCGCATCAAGCCTATCTTGCAGAACAAGCACAAGTTTTGACGCAGCATATTCCTGATATTGCCGATCCTGAGAAGGGTGAGGTGATAAAAAACGCATTGGTTAAAACGGGCATGGACTACGGCTTTAGCGCCGAGGAAATGCAAGGCGTGACTGATGCTAGATATGTGCGGGCATTAAATGATGCGCGTAAATATCGTGAGCTGGTGGCAAAACGCAAATCAGCACAGTCCAAGGGTGAGAAAGCCCGGCCTGTGGTGAAGTCTGGTGCAAAGAAGCGTGTTGATAGTAACGCTGCAACTCGTAAAAAAGCGCAACAGCGCTTGCAGAAAACTGGCTCTATGGAAGATGCACTGAGCCTGATCTTAAATCAGTAAGTCTTTGAAAGGACACACTAATGGCACAGCCAACCAATACATTTGATACCTATGATTCCGTAGGTATCCGTGAAGACCTCAGCGATATTATCTATAACATTTCGCCAGAGGAAACTCCCTTTATGAGCAAGTCTGCAAAAAAGGGCGCAAAAAACACTTTCGTAGAGTGGCAGACAGACAGCCTCCGTGCTTCTACTACCAACGCTCATATTGAGGGTGACGCAACTACTGCCGAAGCTCGCGCAGCAACAACTCGTTTGGGCAACTACACGCAAATCTTTAAAAATGCGGTCGTAGTATCAGACTCCGACGATAGTGTTGATAACGCAGGTCGCGCAAAAGAAATCGCATACCAAACCTTGAAGATTGCCAAAGAGCAAAAATTGGACATCGAAAAGGCAATGTTTGCAAACAACGCTCGCGCGGCTGGTAACTCCACAACAGCCCGTGAACTTGCTGGCGCACCAGCTTGGTTGACAACAAACACTGTTGCCGGTTCCGGTGGTGCAGACCCAACCGGAGACGGTACAGACGCCCGTACAGACGGCACACAAGCTGCTTTCTCACAAGCCAACTTTGACACTGTTATGCAGTCAATCTGGGTTGCTGGTGGTAAGCCGGACACAGTGTACCTCTCTGCATTCCAAATGAATGTAGCTCTGGGCTTCACTGGTAACAACAACCAGCGTTCCAGCGTACAAGCTGGCGATGAGCGCGTTGTTAAATCCTTGGCAGTATATGTAACCCCTTGGGGAAGCGTAGAATTTATGCCAAGCCGTGAGAACCGTTCGCGCGACGTGTTCATCATGCAGGATGATATGTGGGAAGTTGCTTCCTTGCGCGGCACGAAGAACGTGGCGTTGGCCAAGACTGGCGACAACACTACTCGCCAAGTTGTGACAGAACTCACACTCTGCGCCAAAAATGAAGCTGCAAACGGCATCATTGCCGACTGTACAACTTCATAATCTAACAGATGGGGGCGGGAGACTGCCCCCATTTTACTTTAAGTGGAGACTGATATGACAAAAGCTACAGTGACCGTTGCAAATGTATTCACATCTGCCGGAAAGTTTTTAAAAGGCGACGTGGTTGACCTTCCCGCTGACGAAATAAAAGCAATCAACGAGATCCGCT